GTGCCATCCACCGCAATCCCAATAAAATCTTCATACTGGAAGACGTAATCAGGATTGGATTGGATTGGAAGATTAGTGAACCATGTGCCGCCAGCGGATTGGGTTGCCCCACCGCTATATGCCACTGGTCCTGAAAAACGTGTAGTACCCATGAGTACCTCCTTACGAAAGGTTTCGCCCTAGAGTCTTCGTAAGCGTCTGCTGGGACAGTCGCTAGGGCTAAAATGCTCCCAGAGGAAATGGAGGGGGACGAACCCCCTCCAAACCCGGTTTATGCTCCAGGTGATCCGAAGACACCGCGAGGATCAGACCAACCGAACACGTAGCGTTCGCGAGCCTTATACCTAACGTTACCGGTGTCAAAATCACCTTCCATCGAAGTCCTAACGGCAGTCCGATTAAAGCCCTTCAAGCCATTAGGAGCATCCGTCCGAATAAACCACGCATCCGTGTCGGTAAGGAAATGGTTAACGGCATAACCTTCCGGAAGCATACCCATGTTCCGAATAGCATTTATGTCGTTATCCGCCGTACCTGGACGCAAGGTCGATTCAAGCAGACGATCAGAGGTGAACTGAAGTTCCTTTGGAACAATCATTCTCGTCCCCTTAACAGCAACCTTCAGCCCGCGCTCATCAACGAAACCAGCAATATCAATGAGAGCTTGCTCAAGGCTAGTCTCATTAAGATCCGCTGCTGTTGAAAGCTCGTTCCGGAAGGTGTTTCCGTTAAGAAGAGTATGAGCGGTTGAGCAAAGCTCAAGACCGTCACCACCTGTGTAGGTGCTGTCGAAAGCGTTATTGAGAACTGCCGCCGCTTTGACCTGCTTGGTTTGGCTCATGCTACGAGCCAGTGCTTTCGTATACCTTGCAGACAAACGATCATACAGGTTGTCTTCCACAGCTTCTTCCGTAATGGAGAATGCCAAAGCAATCGTCTCCATCGTGTAACGAGCCGTGTAGACTTCCTGTGCATCGTCATAAGTAACAGCAGTGCCTTCGCTCTTCGTCGGGGCGGCTCCAAAGCCACTCAGCATGACCTCTTCTTCAAAAGCACGGTCAGATGTTTCCATATCGAAAATCATCCTGCTTTCGTCGTCATACTGATCGTACTCAAGACCAAACAAAGCATTAAGGCCGGGTTCTAGCTCTTTAACAAGTTGTGCGCGTGAAATAGCCATGTGTCAGCCCTCCTACAAGCCGGTTGTCGAAATAGTAGTACCGGCATTAACTGAAGAGGCACCAGCGTTGAAATGATTATTAAACCGCACCATTACTCCAATGCCCGAAGCCGTGAAATCCTGATTGTCGGGATCTTCACTCCAACCCAGAATTCTCAGTGCAAGAGTATTGGTAGTATTGATACCTGCCACGCCTAGCTGTGCCGCAGATAGGCCTGTCGTTGTCGAGCCATCTTGTGCCCCATAGTTAGACTCTGAACTAAAGGGCGCATTAGAGAAAACATGCCCTCGTAAAGTAGCCTTCGTTGTTAGAGACGCATCCGAACAAATCACAAAGACTTGACTAGGATTGTCATAGACTTGCGCTCTAATGGGGTGATTACTATCGGCACCGGAACCGGGCCAATAGTTTTTCCAAGTGGGTTTTCCGGTTGTCGAATCCACGTATTCACAGCCCCAGAACACACCAAGTTGACTTACCGAACCGCCAGCCGCTGCTCCGCACCGGTCAATATAACCGGTAGCAAGAGGAATGACGGGCATACCCTGGTAAATCGCATTAGTGTTTCCGTTAGCAATTTCATACATGGTATAGTTGGAAAACCCAGTGGTGTTGGAAGCCGTTCCCTCAATCGAAATGGGACGCATTCCAAACGCCTTTTGAGTGTTAGCCATACCATTTGCTCCTTAAACAAAGCAGAGGTTACAAAAAAGAGATCCTATTCACTTTTACTAGGACCACCAAATGATACACGCGATTGGCGTTCAGGTTTCTGAATAGCCATCGAATGATGCTGGCTTTCCTTCATAAGATCGTTGTCAACGGCTTGCATAGCATCGGCGCTTTGTTGCCGAAAATATTCCTTCCGTTCTTCAGCAGTCTCAATCGGGATACGAGCCAGCAACAACCCACCCACTCCAAAGACACCTTCATACTTACCGCTGTCCATAGTCGGAGCCTCAAAATCAGGGTATTCGTCTTTTCGCACCAATTCCCACCCTTCTCGCATTTTGGCGGAAATATTCTTACGATCATCAAAACCCCTAACTTCGGCTCTTATCCAACGGTGTACAAAGCCTTCTGGTGGATTAGGCGCGTCTAATAAAGACGGGGGTGCCCAAGGTTTACGCTCCGTCTTGGAAGCGCGAGTCTTGGAAGCGCGTGGAGTCCGATCAGTCGTTGTATCAGTCATAATACCATTCTCCATCACGTTGCTTCTTTAAGTCGTAGACTGTGTTTCGCGTACTCATCTAATGGAACACCCAGCTTTGTAGCAATCGCTACCTCGCTAGGAGAAAGTCTCACTGTTTTGCGTCCAGCTTTGCTAGAACGAGTGGCAGAGGCGACGGCCTGTTGAGGACGGCGTCCTTCTGAAATGGGAATATCTGCTCCTCCATTGAACTTATGAGGAAAAGCTTCCCGAATCCGTTTATCGATTTCAGCATAGTATGCAGGAGAATTTGTGTCAAAGTTTTCCTCTTCGATCAGTTTCTTGTGAATTCCGAAAGCTGCGAACGTCATAGCCTCATCTTCACCGAACCAATCGTTATCAGAAGCCCACGCTTCGGCCTTTGGATCAGGGCGAACCGGAGCTTGCGGCATTTGGGGAGCCGCTTGGGCGGGTGCTTGCGCGGCCATTTGTTGCAAACGGGCCTGTTCCGCTTTCGCCGCTCGCACACGCTCTTCTTCAACCGCCAACTGTGCCAGCTTCTTATTCAAATCGACTTGAGCCGTGGTGTCGTTGGTCGCTATGGCTGTTTCCAGATCCTTGGAAATAGCTTCGGACTGAGAGGCAATCCGATCCCCGTACTCGCTCACATACCCTTCGTCCAAGCTGTTGACGCGGGTTTTAAGCTGCGAGTTTTCCTGTTGAACGTTACGGGCATAATGGATTGCAGCTTCTTGCTGCCGTTCAGCCTCACGCACCTTTTTGGTCAACTTGTCGATGCGCTTCTGAACTTTTTTGCTGTAGTCCACATGCTCGTCGGAATCGTCTTCCTGGGAGACAGCAACGGTTTTACTTTCAACCTGGACGGGTTCCTCGTCTATTACAACGGATACGGGATCTCCTTCACTTGGAAGATCGACTAAAGGCTCTTTAGATTCAGGCATGGGACTTCTCCATGTTAAATATGCAGGATATCTTCAGGGTCCTGTATGACGGCTATGACTTCGTCGTCGTTCAATATGCGTACCTCGCCACCGTCAATCCTAAAACGAGCGCCAGCATATCTTCCAAAAATGATCCAATCCTTTTCCTTGCACCAGGGGCCGTTGGGAAATTTTTCCTCGTCCTTATACGCCAAAGGCCCGGTGCGTAAAACATAACCACACACCGTGGCTACCGCTTCACGATCTACCACGGTATCCGGCAAGAATATCCCAGCTTCTGTTTTTCCTTTTCCACGATACGGCAGGATCAACAAGCGCCACCCCGTAGGCTTGGGAAGTCGCTCCAATGAGGAATCCTCTATTTTGTCGGGATCAAGGATCTTCTCCTCGACGGCTATATAAGCATCCTTTAAAGATACGACCGTGTCGTCTTGTGTTGCTTCAGGCATTTTATTCCTCTGTTTTGTCCAGGATTTCTCTTATTTCATCTCTTATATAATCTAAACTTTCAATAGAACCAACCAATTGTTTGTATTCGCTGATATCTTTGATAGAGCCACTCAAGAGCATTTCACTAATCCTGGCCCTTCGTTCGTCTATCATCTTGTTGAGATGCTGGGCCAGTAAAATACCGTCCACCTAAAGTCCTCCAATTTTCCCAAAATCAACGGGTATCGTTACTTGACAAGCCATAAGAAGAAACATCAATCCTATAATCATAAAAAGCCAAAAAAGGCTGATCAACCATGTCCTCATGCCCGTTTTTTCTCAATCTGCCACGCCCTGGCTTTCGACATGGCCCGATTCCCAAACCAAAATGCCAAAATTGCACTAAAAATTGCCGCCGTCTCCTGGTCCCACGCCATATCCACGGCAATCGTCCAATCCAGGTTCTGGTTGACGATCATTGCATAGATCAGCGTTCCTTTTGTGGCTGAAAACATCAAGAAGAAGAGGTAAGTAACAACAGGGCGCACAGAACCCCGCAAACTATTGATAAATTTGCCAGAATCGATACTTCTATCATGCGCGTAAAGTCCCTTGGTTTCTTCAATTTCCGCTTGAGCGTCAAGCTCCTGCACTTTCAACTTTGAAAGTTGCTCTGCATATTGAGCCTGTGCGGCGAGCATTTCCAATTGATGAGCATCAGCTTGTTTTTGCTTAAAATACCCAAGAATCTCCGGAATTATGGAGGTTCCAAAGCCCATTAACGTGCCCAGCAAACTGATCATTAACGTTTGCCATTCATATAGGCCGTCATACCCATATATGCGCCTACCACCCCCGCTTGGCCGATATAAAACAAGCCAAACAGGTCAGATAGCGCATTAATGCGTGTATCGGGGAATATCGGCAAAAAGACCATCACTGTGAACACAATCATCGAAATCATTGCAACCCACGCCATATGGCGTTGGGCGTCGGCTTTTTCCTCCGCTGTCTGGTGTTCGTTAATAGCTTTAACGGTTGCTAGTTCCTCGTCACTGACAATATCATCCCCATCCACGTCATATCGCTTGGAACGAGGCGTTGTTTTCGCAGCGGCCACAAGGTTAACAGTCGTAAAAATAATCGTCCCTTAATGCAGCGCCCATGCCACGCTTTTTGACATACCGCATATCCCCCTTGGAAACATCGGGAGTGGACACTTCTTTAGGACCGTTATAAGGAACAAACCCCTGGCCCTTAATCACTTGCCCCTTGCGAATGACGCCAACACCGTCGCCTTTTTTGTCTTTAGCCATAACTTTCTCCTACTGCTGTCTCTGTTTCATCAACTCACGTTCGCGAGCCGCGTTAATGCGGGCGTCTGCGATATCTTCTGCCGATTGTATGCGTTTCTCGCCAAGATCTGCATTAATGGCGGCTTTCTGCTCTTCCAGCTGCAACCGCTCCTTGTCCATAGCGGATTCGTTGGCATCCCGTCGTGCCCTAATTTCCAGATCCTTCTCTTTCAAGGCAATCAACGGATCTTGTGAAGTCTCTCCACTTATCTGATTACTCAATGCTTTTAGCTCCTGCATACCTTCTGCAATTAATTGCGCGACCTGGGATTCAATCTGCATCATTTCTTCCGGCGTAGGCTCGCGGCCACCAAGCTGTGGCGACAATTCAGTATAAACCTGCTCCTTCGCCTTCAACGAAACGTGATCCATCACGTGCTTTTGCAACGCCATCGTTACGCCGGGTAACTGACCCACCATGGAAGAGGAACCGAACACCATATGAGCCATGATGTGCGCGTTATGGTTTTGCCCCTCAAAGGCCATAAGAGGCAGATTTTCCAGGGATTCCGAATTCTCTAACGCCGGATCTTTAGGCTTTGGATCACCCTGGTCCACAGGCTTGAGAATGTTGTCCACGTCCGGGACGCCAATCGCTTTATACATGCGACGGTATGCTTCATACATGTTGTGAAGATCCGGCGCAGATTGCGCCAGCTGAAGCTCCGTTTGAGCCAGTGTGATACGCTGCGACATTGAGAAGATATTCGGGTCCGAAACCGGGATAATATCGACACGATCATCAAAGTCCTTTGCTTTAACGGTGCGTTCTGCACCTACCACGTTATAAGGATATTCGGGCGGAAGAGACTCCCCAAACACCCGCGCCAGCAGCATGAACTCCTCTTTCTGGGCATAATGCAACCGTTTGTGAATAGCGGACATGACTTTCGCGCCCTGTTCCAAAAGCGCAATCGTCGTTCCCACCGCCGCCTGTTGGTTGCCGTCACCAACCTGAATATCGGAAACGGCTGCAAACCGCCGTCCCGCATCGACACAAAAACCCATCAACTGGAACAACGTCTGATCCGCCCCTTTGTAAGGCAGCAGCATCAATGAATCGCGAATAGCGCCACCCGGTGCGTCGATGTCCCTGAATTCGCCGGGAGCCAGCGGTTCGTCGTCGTTCCGGATGCGTAGACCTCTGGCCTTGAACCCGGCGGGAAGGTTTGAAAGCGTACCGGCGTCGATTAACTGGCGAAGTGCCGCCGTCGCCGTGCGGCTCAAACCGCCAATCATGTGAATCAGTCCCAGGCCATAGAAGCCAAACCCCGGCAGGAATTTAAAGTGGGCAAAATACTGGATCTTGGTCTTTTTGGGATCGTCGGGGTTCCAGTTGCGACGAATGCTTAAAACCGTACTATTGTCCTCCGACACGGTAACGATATAAGGCAGCTTAATTCCCGTAGGCTCTTCGGCCTCGTCGCGGTCTTCATAGCCTTCGATATCCAGATTGACGTGGCACTCCAGCAAAGTCGCGTCCCTATCTAAAAAGGTCGGCTCAATGCCGCTGATGTCGTCCATCTCGTCCCGTACCTGGGACTGGTCTTTCTGGTGAGGCGTCACCGGAACGTCTTTATAGAAACCAGCCACCTGCTTCTTGCGTAATTCGTTCTCCGACAACTGAATAACGTGCGTCACGTTTTCAGCCGTCTCCAAATCCGTCGCCGTGTACGGAACGATCAACTCTTCCGCCGGAACGAACTTGCTGACTGCCCGTCCCAGGAATTCGTCGTAATAGACCTTCTTGAAGGTAGATCCGGACAGCGGCAGATAAAACAACATCTGGTCAACTTCCGGCGTGTATTCCGTCATCACGCAGGTAAGCTGATAGTTCATGTAATGACGCACCCGTTCCGCCTGATCTTCGACAGCCGGGTCTATCTTACCCATAATCTTGGTGTGAACAGGCCCCCCTGCGGGAAGCATCTCCCCGAAAGCCTGGGCCTGAAACTGCGTCACCGCTTCGGCCAAAAGCGGATGCGTTACGCCGGTTGCTCCCCGAAACGGTTCAACCCGGTCTTCATACTTGAAGCCAAGAAGCTCCAATCCGATAGTGTAGGCTTCCTCCCAATCCTTGCGTCCGCTCTTGTTGCTTTCGTATTCGTCCATCAGCGTCGAAGAAATGGCCGACAAAACCCTGTCGTCCACCGTTTCGGCCAGATTCTCGTAAAAGCCCTCCTCGCCAACGACCGCGCTGGGATCGAAGTCGATCACCACGCCGCCGTCTTCCTCCAGTTCGATATTGAGGTCCGGAGTTTGGATGAGGCTCCTGTCTTGCACCTCGACTTCGGCCCCGTCCTCTATTTCCAATTCAACCGGAGGAATGGCGTCCCTGCGTTCAATTAACGCAGCTGCGCCAAGATTGCTTCTGGGAAGACCGGTCTCAGCCATTATCAAAATATCCTACGCTGCATCGACGGAGACAGGGTTGCTTCTCTCAAACGACGAACCCCGCTGCTTGGGCCGTGGTGAACGGGTCCTCCACCTTGATAATTCCGTTCGTCCTCCCGGCGCTTGGCAAGTTCGTACATGGTTTCACCTTCCTCGCGCACGGATCGCGAACCACGGGGCATGATTTCTCCCGCTTGCGTCCCGCGTCCAATGTAACCACCCTGGTCATAACCGTGCAGACGCTTGAACCGTTCGTACATGGATTCACCGGCTTCGCGAACAGGAAGCGAGCCTCGCGGTGCAAGCTCCCCGGCCATCGTTCCACGGCCCACGTGACCACCCCGTTGCATTTGCGGAGGAAAAACGTCTCCTTTGATACGCTCACCGGGCGTAAAGGCGGGGTCCTCAACTCCTAAAAAACCAGGCACCGTAGAAACCGTTTCTTCCATGATCCTTTCGCTAGGCAAAAGGGACCCTTGCGGAGAAGGTGGAGGAACTGCTGGCGCACCAAACTGTATAAGAGTTGACCGGACGATATCAAATCGGGGGTCATTTATCTGAGCAAGATACTCCAAATCCCCACGATGCGTTTGAACGAAACCCACTATATCTTCCGTACTGCCGTGCCGCTGCACATCTACGAGACTTGCTACAATACCTGGGGCCTCCATAGGAATTCCTTGATCAGCCATTGCCGGTCCTCC